GTCGGAGGCATCGAAGGTGTGCTGCAGGTACAGCAACCCGGCGATCAGACGAGGTGGCAATGCGGGCCGGCCCCGCCAGGAAGTGAACGAGACCACGAACGTGCGCTCGATCTCGGCCCAGTCGATCAGCGCAGCCAAACGGACCAGCGGGTGCTTCATGTTGAGCTGCTCGTCCAGCCGTGGGCGAAACAACTCACCGGACTGAGGCAGCGAAGGCTTCGGACCCATGGAACTCCTCGGAGAAATTTGCAAGAAAACAGGTACTGGAACAACCATACCTTGCAAATCCTGCGCCCATCCATCAGCAGAACTACGTGTCAGATCAAGGGCTTGCAGATTGTTCAGGGCGGACTAAGGAATGGCCCGCCTTCGATGGCGTAGTCCGCCATCATGTCTCCCGTGCGCTTGCCTCCTGGCTGGCCAGTGGAGGAGGGCATCAGGCCGATGGCCTCCATCTTCGATGCCCACTCCTCGTTGTGGTATCGACCACGCCCTGGCTTTCCGAAGTGCGATTGCCACAGGTGGCACATCTCATGGGCAAGGGTCTGCATCGTTTCCACCACAGGCACCACGGCGAAGTAGGCAGGATTCATCGCGATCTCGTCCGTCATGCCGCCCTCCAGGTTGGCGAAGCGCTGGGCCGAAAAGTAGCCGCACGTGCGCTTCTCGCGCTGCAGCGTGATGAGGCAACCTGGTAACGAGCCACCAAAGAGCGTCTCATTGAAGTGGCTATACGCCTGCTGCAGTTCGGAATAGGTCTGTTGCGTCGGGGTATGCACGGAAGATGGTGTTGCCATGGTGAATTGTATTGTGAATACAAAATTGGCCTCACCCAATGCGTTAAAAGAGTGTATAAAAGACGCATCCGTGACCCATTTTTAAGGAGTACACACATGAGCGTTCGCTTCAATGTCGTCCTGTCCGATGACCTCAACCGTGAGATCGACCGTGCCGCGCAGGAGACGGAAACCAACAAGAGCGAAATTCTTCGCAAAGCGTTGCAACTGTTCCTTACAGCGCGCGAGGGCAAGCAGCGTGGCCTGAAGCTCGGGCTCGTCGAGCCCAAGACCGAGAAGTTGCAAACGGAGATCGTGGGGTTGTGAGTACGATCAATCTCAACTCACAGCCACCGAATCACAAATTCAGTGTCTCGGTCGAACGCGAGGAAACGGACGGCGAGCGCCGTGTCCGCTTGTTCAAGGATGTTGCTCTTTTTGTCGTAGCGGTTGGATTCGTGGTGTTGCTCGTGATGTTGTGCTACAGCACGCTATCGTCATCCACTGCCACGGCCGAGGAAAAGAAGTGGGCGATGTCCGTGCTTTCCGCAGCGACCGGCGGCATCATAGGGTATTTGCTCAGGAAGTAATTCCGAAGCATATTGAACCCGTAGTAATAATTAATAACGAAGTAATGAAAGGGAATTGAAAAATGCGACTGCTGATAGCCTTATTCCTGCCTTGGCTGACGTTCTTCACCATCGGAAGACCGATTGCCGGGATCATTTGCCTGATCCTCCAGATCACGCTGATTGGTTGGCTTCCAGCAACCATCTGGGCTGTGTATGCGTTGAGCCAATACAGCACTGACAAGAAGATAGAAAAGGCGCTCGCACGAAGAGCGTAGCTGTGTCGACGTATTCTGTGGAAGGCGATGGCATTGGGCATCTCTATGAAACCATCGTCAGCGCCATCTACCGACAAACGCGGACAGGCCAATCACCACCCGTCCGGCTGGTCCTGAACCCAATGCAGATGCGGCAGCTGCTGGCCAAACACGCCGCCGGCTGCAGGGCGTTGGGCATCGACGTCCGGCAGGTCGAAGCGTTCCTGGGTGTGGCGATCACTATCGCGGCGACATCTGCCGGATTTTTGGTGACCGCATCCGGGATCGATGTGCCACTGATCGCCCATTAGACCGGCACGAATGTAGGTTTCAGCAGAAAGTTACAAGCCGTGCGTCCTCACAGCATTGACACACAAACAGCGCCTGTCGATGATCGCTGGCACAAATAACAAGGGAGCCTTCAGGCCATGCAAACAAAAACGAACCACTATTTCTGGCGACTGCTCTTTCATGGCAGCAAATTCCTGCTACGGGTTTGCGTCATCCTAGCGCTCTGGGTGAGAGATTCCCTGAAGGAGTTCATCGGGGTATTCAGGCCACTCATTCGCTCGGTGGAGTCGCAGGCCCGTGAAGCCGCTGCCGCAGGCAGCTTCACGGTAGGCGCTAGGCCAATGAACTCCTTCAAGATCGGCGCTTTCCTCCTCGGCACCTTGGCAGTGATGGGAAAGATTTTCCTATTCATACTTTCCACGGCACCGGATTTTGATGAAAAAAAAGAGGATGAGGCATACACCTCTTATAGCGGTGTTGATTATTTTGGCGTTCCCGACATAACGAATACCACGCATTCTGATTGGGAAGCGTATTACGGAAGGCGAAAATAATTTCTTAGAGTTTAGTTATTCCTTTGCCTACGGCTTTTACTGGGCCCACGGTTTTTCCGGCACTGTTTCTTGCCAATCCGTCGGCGTTTTTCATAAAGTCTCCCAGTTGCTGACCCAAGTTTATTCCAACCCAACTCATCATTCCGGTCCAAACCATGGGTAAGCCAATGAACAGGGCCATCATCAGGATATTGAGGATCATCCGCTTGTAACCCGATGAGGCCATGGACCCGGCAAGCTGTGAGATTTCCTGCACGAAGATGTTGCCCTGCGCTCCGGGGTACATCGCGTCGATGAGCCGGGCATCGATCCACTGGGCGATGAACCACATGGTGGCCCACAGTTTCACGGTGAAGATTGCCACCGCCCCGTAGAACAGCACGCGCAAGTCGTAGCCGCTCAGGAAGGTGATCAGCGGCAGGAACATGTAGATCGACATGAGAACCAGCGCCTGGATCATCGGCAGGCCCGTGATGAGCGGCTGCATCGACAGGCTGGCCAGGGTGGCTTCCCAGCCCACGCCGAGTACCGTGGCCGCGCCCACGACGGTCCGGCTGAACGAGGTCACCGTGTCGTAGTCGGTGCCCATGATGCGATCGGGGTCCACGAACTGGGGGTTGGCCCGCTTCTGCGCCAAGCGCGCAAAAGCATCCTTGGCCTGGTCCATGCTGCTCCAGTTCATGGCAGTGCCGGCCACCTCCACGAGTTTGCCGAAGCTGCCGGCGTGGCCCACCATCTTCTCGCGCACCCCGTGGGTGCCATCCTCCCACCACTGCTTGCATGTTGGGCGGCCCCACTCGGGATTGACCACGCCGGAGTGGGGCGGGGCGATGCCGCTGGCCGGGTTGTAGTAGTCGATGTCCCGGGAGAAATCCACCGGGAAATCCGGCACCGGGTTGTAGGAACGCATGTCGGCGTAGTAGCCCGGCTCCGTGCGAAACAGCTGGCTGCCGATCCAGTCCACGTCCGTGGGGCCGTATTCCTTGTTGTCCACCGCCACCAGGCTCTGCCCCGTCGGCGACAGGGCGCCGCTGGCGGCGGCCAGGTAGCGGCTTCTGGCCGGGATGAAGCACTCGCTGTAGAAGCGCTGGATGGCGTTGAGCACGCGCGGGTCCTGGATGGTCGCGTTGCGGGCCATGTCCTCGACCATGCGAATCTGCCGGTCGCTCGATCGCACGCCGGCGCGCACGGCGCGGTTGATACCCGAGGAGATGGCCATGGTGGAGAACCACCAGGCCGGCACCTGGGAGAGGTTGCCTGCCGTGCTCATGGTGCCGTCCGACGCATCCTTCATCGCCGCGTCGTAGCCCGAGCCCGTGCCGCCGTTGCGCGAGACCATGGTGGGGTTGGGCTCCTGGGGCGTTGCATCCGGCAGGTAGCTCAGTGAAGCGCGGCGCGATAAATTGCGATTCAGCGGTGAGATAAATGCAAGCACTGTAGTTTGCGCGGAGTGCAAAAGAATTGCACCCCTGACAAAGCATGATGGAGCCTTCTCAATCCAAGGAAGGCACCATGTCCACGATCCTGTCCAAAGAAGCGCTGCGCTACAAGCTCATCGACCTACTCCGCGAGGACGGCCGCACCGAGGGCCATCTCTCTGAGGTTAGCGACGCGATTTTTATCTTGGAGCGCCCTGACTTCCTGGGGGGGCCAAACTGGGAGTTGGCGCGTTGGGAGCCGTTTCGCAGCCTCGCGCCTGACCTCAATGCGGCATTGATGGAGGCCGAAGCGGTAGCCCAGGCTGACTACCGGCTCGCTACCCTCCCGCTGGGCGGCTCCACGGTCTAAGCCTCGCCCTCTACATAGGTGAGGTTCGGCGCAGGCCCTTCGATCACCCCGTCGCGCACGAAAACCCGCTGCCCCGCCTGGACTTCGCCACGCGCCTGCAGCACGCGCCCGCCAGGCATGGCCACGGTGGCCACACCCGCCACGACGGCAGTGACCTGGCCCACCTGCAGCGGACGGGGCGGCATCAGGTCCATGAACTCTCGGTAGGCGTTACGCATGGGTTTCGATCGATAGGGTTTGGCGCAGCGTGGGGCGGCTCCACTCGATGGACGTGCTCCGCACAATGCCCATCACCGTCTGATCGCCCACGTGGCGCACGAATTGCCCCGGCACGATCACCCCGGTCTCGGGCAGCACCTGCATGCGCAAGGTGACGTGCTCCTGCCGGCCGGTGTCCGACAGCTCGGCGATGCCGCGGGCGCGGTGGACGTCGGCGTGCGTGATCAGCGCGTGGTTGACCTGGGGCGCCAGCACATTGCCTGCGGTCCCGGCCCGGCTGAAAGGCCCGAAAACGCCGGCACCCACACCGCCCAGGAACACCCGGTTGTAACCCGGCCGGTCCACATACTCGGTGCCCACCACCTCGGCGGCAGCGCCCGGGATCTCGAAGTCCGGGGTGATGCTGCCCCAGGCCCAGGGCGCCGCAGGGTAGCGCGGCAGCACCCGCAGCACCGGATCTGTCGGGTGCGGCTGCACATAGCCGCCCGCGGCCGTGGCGATGTCGTTGATCGCGTCGATGTAGGTGCCCTGCAGCGCCCAGGCGCCCGCCGGCACCAGCCAGTCCACGATCTGCCAGTCCAGGGCCCAGCCCATGCCCACCCCGTTGACCGTGAGCACATCGGCCGCCAGCTGCTGGGCTGTGCGCGGCACCGCCAGGCTGAACGACTGCGTCGGGGCATAGGGAGCGCCCAGGATCGACGCCTTGCCCTTGCCGGAGACCGACCAGCGGACCTGGGGCAGGAAGCGCCGATCCCGGGTGATGCGCTCCAGCCGCAGCCGAAACGGCACGCCATTGATCACCACCTCGAGCTCGGCCGGATCGCCCTGGCCATCACGCCCCAGGTGGGCCGCCGCATCCTGGTGCAGTGAGGCCGACCACGACCAGGTCCAGCTCTGGTGATCCAGCGACATGCTGAAACTGTGGGCGCGCAGCTCGGCACCCGTGTCGACGCGATGCAGCGTAATGTTGTTGATCACGATATAGGTTCTCCGAACGGGGACGATGACAGTGGCGCCGGGCTCTGGATCCGTGCCATGTCCCTCGCAAATGAACACCAGATGCGCCGGCACACCGTGGTCGGCAAGCGCATCGAACACCAGGTGCACCGGCACCTCGGGCACGTAGCACGGATCGGGCTGGGGCGGCTGCGTGGGCGTGGACACCCCCGGGCGGGGCACCCAGGCTTCTTGGTAGTGGTTGCGCCAGGCGCGCGATCGCGCCACCGCGATGCCCATGCTGTCGGCTACCACGGCCGAGACACGCAGTCCCTCCTGCCAGTGCTGGGCGATCACACGGCGCAGCGGCAGCGCCTCCTGAAACCGCTGCACCCGACTCATGGAGCGGCGTGCAGCGTCCTGCCAGTGCTGGGCGATCGCATGGCGCAGCGGAAGGGCCTCTTCGAACGCTTGGCACACGCCGGGCCCGGAGAGCCTCGCCGCCTCCTGCCAGCCTTGCCGGACGGCAGCGCTCCGCATGGCGGCGGCCTCGTAGCGCGCCAGGATCGCCGCACCCAGGGCGCGCGCGTCCTGCCAGTGCTCGCGGATGCCCGCCTGCAGGGGCAGCGCCGCCTGGTAGTGCTCGCGCGCCGGCACGCCGCGTCGCACCGCATCCTGCCAGCGCTGGGCGACCGTGCCCACCACCGGCCGGGTCACATTGACGTCGTACTGGGCCGCGGCCACCAGCCGCAGGCCGGTGATCTGCCCTGCGGCGATGGCGCGAACCCCCGAGCGCAGCAGGATCGGCGCACGCAGGCCCGTGATCGACCCGGCTGCTTGCAGCTCGACGGCCTCGCCCGTGCCGCCGCCGCCATCGTCGCCGAAGACGATCTCGACAGGCGACCCGGCCGGGTTGGCCGCTTGGCCGAAGATCAGATCCAGATCGCCCGCCATGCCCGGCCTTACGTCAACGCCGAGGCGGCCAGCACCACCAGCCCGCCGGCCAGCAGCAGCGGGCTGTCGTCGCCCTCGGGCGTGGTGCCGCCAACCACCCGGAAGTCGCCCACGTGGTCGGCATCCGTCACGCTGCCCTCGCTGACCACAATGCCCGAGGCGCCGATCCACACGCCCCAGCGCGGCACGCCCGCCACCATCACCAGCGCCCCGCCCGCGTCCTCGGCATGCCAGACCAGGGCGCCGTTGACGATCGATGCGCAGGGCTTGGCGAGCACGATCTCGGCCTGGGGCGTGCCGCCCGCGGCCCCGGCAATCGTGGTCGGCCGGGCGGTGGTGTGCAGCCGCACACGGGCCCGGCCGCTGCCGGCGTCCGCGCGCGCGATCGTGGCTTCCAGCTGCGCGAAAGCGACCTCGGGGCCGATGCGCCAGGTGCTCATGGCTGGGCCTCCAGACGGTTGGCCGCGACGGGCCGGTAGTTGCCGGCCTGGTCCTCCGCCAGCACCAGCCACTGGTGGGCCATGTCAATGCCCCTGAACTCGAACGCCCCGGTCGCGGCATCGCTCCAGGTCTCCCGGGCCAGCAGCTTGTCCCGCTGGCGCAGCAGCACCACACGCGCCCGGGTGGGCAGATTGCTCGCGCCCTTGACCTTGGTAGTGCCCCAGATGCGCCCGGCCCCGCCGAACTCCATATCGCGCGCGATCGCGGCGGCGGCGGGCGCCCCAGCGCTGAACGCGGCCACAGGGCTGGCCGTGAGCAGTTGGGCTCTGGATCCCTGTACCGGCACGGCGCGCAATGCCCCGGTGCGCGCGATCCGAACGCCGCTGTCGGCATACAGGTTGTCCACCCGGGCATTGAGCGTCGGTGTACCGGCACTAAACGCCCATCGACCGATCTGCAACGGCAGGGTGGGAGCCGGCAAGGTGCCAAGGCCGCTGCGCGAGGCCACCTGCACGCCATCTCGGTAGATGGCGCCATTGGTGCCCGAGCGCACCATCCGCCAGCGCTGCGCGACATCGGCGGTGTAGGTGGCATCCACGAACTGATCTGTTGGATTGGTCTGCACCCAGAAGTAAAAGCGCAGATATCCCGGCAGCACGCGGATCGATAGCCCTGGCGACGTCCAGCTCAGCGAGTTGGTGTCGTAGAAGCCATGGTGCCAAATCGCCCCCAGGACCTCGCCCGCGGCGCTGGGGATGAACAGGTCGAAACCGATCTCGTAGTCGTTGCCCAGATGCAGGTCGGGACTGTTGGCGATCTCGAGGTAGTCATCCCCTCCGGACAGGGCCAAGTAGGACGTGCCGTCCTGCAGCGGCGCCGTGGCCTCGATGTGCGCGCCGCCGTACACGGTGACTGCATGACCGTATGCGTCCGTGATCGCCGGCCCGTTGAAATCCATCGCGAACACGTGCTGGCGCAGATCGTCTACCGACCCCAGCGTGTACGCTCCAGGGAACAGCAGCCCACTGGCCTCACCCACGACCGTCCACGCCCGGCCATCGGCCGAGGATTCCAGGCGCAGATCGCACGGATAGCGGGCCTGGTCAGAACCGCCGCCGATCGCCAGATACAGGATGTCCACCGCGCTGCCGAAGTCCCACACCAGTGCCCAGCCAGGCGCAGCCACCTGCTCCGCCGACCAGGTCACCGCCGTGGCCGCGCTGCCGTCTTGCAGCGCCGCCACCGCACCAGCCACCGGCGCCATGCGGCTGGTGAGCGTGGCCGACAGGTCAGCGCGCCCCGCGCCGTTGTACAGCGCCACCTCGCTGATCGAGAGCGCCCCCAGGCCCCAGGGCCGCACGGCGACCAGGCGCCAGTAGCGTGCCGCGGCCATCAGCGGCTCCAGGGGCCGGACAGGTCCAAGAACACGGTGCCGCTCGCCTCGGCGCCGGCCACCGGCGAGCCCACGCGCACCGCCATCAGCGTGCGGCCCGCATAGTCCTGCGTGCCCACGACGGTGCCGCGCGTGGCGAAGGCCCCGCCCATGTCCTGGATCGGGTGCAGCAGGCCCGGCAGCGTGCCGCGCACCCCCTGGCCCACCACCTCCACCAGGCCCGTGAGCAGCCCGTTGTTGGGCGAATTGGGGTAGGCGCCCCAGGCATAGCCCGCCACGCCGGCATACACGTCCGCCACGGTGCCCGTGTGGTGCGCGCCGATGCGCTGCGCGGCGATTGCCTGGCCGACCCCCGTGTGGGCCCGGGCGAGGTAGACCCCGCCGCGCGCGCTGCGGTGGCTGTAGCCGCAGCAGCCGTCTGGCGTGGTGGTCTGCGCCACCTGGTCGGACTGGTTGCCACTCACCAGCCAGCCGTAGGCATCGCCGCTTTTGACGCTGGCGATATCGCCCGCGTACAGCAAGGTGTAGCGGTCGATGCCCTGCGGGCTCACGGCCAGGTACAGGCCGCGCTCGTCGGCCACCACGATCCACGGGCGCGCGGCGGTGCTGGCCGCGCCGCTCTTGGGCCAGTACAGGCCCTCGGCCACCTGCGCATCGAGCGGGATCGCGCCCAGGCCCGTGCCGATATCGCTCATCGACTCGTAGCCGCGCACGCGGGCATTCGTGGTGCCCGTGTCATCGACCCGCAGCACGCAACCCGTCGCCTCGACGGCCGCGGGCTTGAGGGCGATCACGTTGTCGGCCTGTCCGGCATACAGCTCCTGCCAGCCCGCCGGAGCCATGCGGCTCGTGATGCTGCCCGCTGCCGCGCCGGCCGCCGCATCGGGGGCCGCGAAGGTGACGCGGTCGGCCGCCACCGTGAGGATGCGGCGCTCGCCGTTGAGGCCATCGCCTGTCGCGCCGGCGAACAGGGCAACCGAGCCCACGCGATAGGGATGGCCCGAGGCGTAGACGGCCGTGGCTACGCCGGCGGTGACGGTGAGCGACGCCACGGCGCCGGCGCCGAAGCCGTCCACGAGGCAGGCTTTGAGCACTGCACGCAGCGCGCCGGCCGTGCCGGACAGCACCGGCGCGCCGGCCTGGCTGGACTCGAAAACTTTGATGGAAGTACTCATGTGGATCCTGGGTGTCTAGTGGTGATGGGAAGGGCTCAGGCCGAGGGCGGACGGTCGACGTTGCCGCGGGGCAGCAGCTCAAACGAGTAGTCGATGGCGCTCGCCACGCCCGGCTGCACCGCTCGGATGGCGGCAAACGGGTAGTACGCGCCCACGGTGGGCAGGAACAGGACGTTGCCCGCCGCCCAGCCGTTGCCCTAGCCCGCCGCCTTGAGGACGAAGTACGGCGCGCCGGAGATGGGATTGATGGGCACGATGTCCGTGTTGCGGCTGTAGGTGCCGACGTTGCCCACGTGCTCGCCGATCACCTCGACGTCCGTGCTGCCGGTCAGCACGCGCAGCGCGAAGCGCTCGGTCAGCGCGCCGGCATTGGTCACCTGCACCGGGAAGGCGCCGTCGTTGTACGTGGCCGGTGCCGGACCGGCGGGCCCGACCGCATCGAGCCAAGTCACACCATCCCAGTTGAGCTGGTCCCACACCGGCAGCGCGCGGGCGGCCAGGTTGCCGGACATGAGGGCCGAGGACACCACGGTCCCGGCCGGAAACGCGTGCGACAGTTGCTGCGTGAGCTTGATCGTGCCGTCGATCTGCACGTCGGCCGCGCGGACCATCTGCTCGATGCGGTGCAGCACGCGCACCGGCTGCACCCAGGTGGCCGGGTCCACGATCTGCACGGTGCCGGCGTCCAGATCCGCCGTCCATCCGGCCTGGATCAGCTTGCCGTCGGCGCCGACCAGGTGCACGCGCGACAGCCGCGTGCGGGCCGCGGAGACCGTCTGTCCCGCCGCGTACGTGGCCGCGGGCACGGTGCCGGTGTGGCCCACCACCAGGTAGCTTCCCACCCGGTAGATCGGCACCCGGCCATCGGGCGGGAGGCGCACGGGATCGAGGCCCAGGATGTCCGCGTCCAGGGGCAAATAGAAATACGCGACGCTGTTGTAACGCAAGGTGGTCGGGTCCACGGGCCAGGGGCGCCAGATCTTGCCGGCCTCGACCGCGCCCACGTCGGCCGCGCGATACCACCACTCGGCCTGCTGCGCGGGCGTGAGGTCCGCATCGACCACGAAGTCACCGAACTGCAACTCGCCCACGCCGGCCTCGTAGTCCATGCGACCGCGCATGTGCTCGCCCGTGAAGTTGCCATCCAGGCCCGCCGTGGCCGTGAGCGCATTGCCCTGCAGGTCCAGCAGCGTGAGCACCAGGCCGCCGGGCTTGATGGGCGCGCTCTGCGTCCGAAAAAACACGCTTGCCGTGTTCCAGGCGCTGCGCTGGGTCCACAGGCTGGCAAGCGCGAAGGCGGTCGGTGCGCCCGCCACCACGTAGTCCGTCATGCGCGCCAGGCCCCGACCATAGTCCACGGTGCCGCTCACGACGCCGGGCGCAGCATTGGTGCGGCCGCGGTAGAGGATGCCCTCGAAGTCGTCGTAGCTCTGGCCCATCCAGGTGAACCGCACACTGCCTGGCACGATGCGATCCGTGGTGTAGCGGCACAGGTCGATCACCACTTCGGGCGGCGCGAACTCTTCTTCGTAGGCGTTGGGCGCGAGGGGCGCGACCTTGTAGCGCACGATCACCGTGCCCAGCATCTGCTCGCCCACGGCCGCGGTGCTGTACTCGCCGCCCTTGGCCGAGTTGCTGCCCGACGATGACTGGCTGGACACGCGGTCGAACTCCTGCGCGTCCTCGTAGTCGCTGCTGTAGCTCTCCGTGGTCTTGCTGTAGCTGACCAGTTTGAGGACCACGGTCTTGGCCGCATAGGCCACGGTGCCCAGGCCCGCCGCGAAGCCGCCCGCACCGTCATCGGTGGCGCGGTGCAGCGTGATCACGCGGTTGGAGTTCGTGGTGTCGCTGCCCGACGTGCGGCTGTAGCGGCTGGTGGTGGTCAGCGTTCCGATCACGTTGAGGAAGCCCGAGACATACGGCCGGCCGTCGATGACCTTGCGCTCGACCGCCATGCCGGGGACCAGGTTGCCGTACCGCTCCCAGAGTGGCTCCTCCATCCAGCTCAAGGCGGTGATCGCCTCCGGCGCCTTGGACGTGCTGGCGCTGGTGAGCTTGGCGCCGCTGGTGCTGCTCACCTCCTGCGCCGTGGACCAGGCCACCTCGATGCTGCCGGCCACCGGCTGCTGGGCCAGCGTGATCGTGGCCGAGCCGGTCGGATCCAAGGCGGGCCCGGTAAAGACCTCCTCCTGCATCGCCGCCGCCGTGTAGCTCGTGGCAAACGATCCGCCGGCATCGATCATCTGCAGCGGGCGCAGGAAGATGCTGGAGCTGGGGTAGTCGATCTCGCCGGCCGCATCGCCCGTGAACTTGCCGGCGCCGTTGTCGGTGGCGGTGCGCACCTGGCCTGCCGACAGCCAGGTGATGGTGACGGCGCCCGGGGTCGCGCCCGGATGGGCCAGCGTCCACGAGTACTCCGGCGACCGCACCTGCGCGCCCTGGGCCGAGCGGTTGTTGTAGCCCACGCGCTCGGCCCACTGGATGATGATGCTGCTCGCGTCGTCTGGCATCGCAAGCAGCGTCATGTCCACGCTGCCGGTGGCGTAGATCACCCGGCCGGATCCCGAGCCGGCCAGCACGCCCGTGCCGTCGTCGGTGAGCGTGTACCAGTTGCCCAGGGCCCGGTAGCTGATGACCACGGTGCCGGGCTCGGGCAGCGGCTTGAGCATCGCCACGTAACTGAATCCGCGATTGCTCTGTCCGATCTTGGTGCGCTGGGTGTGCGCGGCCACGGCCACCTCCACGCGGCGCGGCGCGTCTGCCAACACGATCGTGCGCTCCGCTGCAGGGCGCTGATCCAGGGCCGTGGTCTCGGTGCGCGAGCTGGGCACCAGCTGGGTGTAAATGCTGGCCACCCGCAGCACCGAATCGCCCAGCGCCGTGGGCGCGGCCAGGGGCGAGGCGCCGTAGTACACGGCCGCATCGGCCACGGTGGTGTCGCGGATCACGGCCTTGCCAGCAGCAGGCGCGTAGTCGCGCGATGGCGGTGAGCCGGGGAAGGCGTAGCGCAGTGCGTCGGTCAGGTTCACCTTGGTGACCGAGCCTTGATAGTCGACGAATCCGCCGCTGGAACCGTAGGTGTAGGTGCGCTGTTCGGTCTCGGTGCGCGTCACGCGCACGAACTGGACCCGCTCGGTGGGCGTGCCCGCCTGGTAGGTCAGCACCAGGGTGCGGCCGATGTCCGGCGCGGGCGTGCCGGGGCGGTGGAAGATCTGGATGGACCGCATGCCGACCACGTGGTCCTCGAGGAGGTAGCCCGACCACTGGGTGCCTTCGATGAGATAGGCCGCGATCGCGGCGGCGATCTCGGTGCGGCGGGCGAACAGGCCGCACTTGGCGAGCGTGATGCTCACCTGCGGATCGGTGGGCAGCTGCGACAGCACGATGTTGCTGCCCATGTACACGTCGGTGTTGGGGGTGAGGACGCCCACGTGCAGCTGCCGCATGGACACGTTGCCGCCGGCGCGGTCGGTCTCCGTGACGTCGGGGAAAACGTTGTTGGAGCCGCCGTAGGGGATCACGGTGCCGGTCGGCCCGCCGCCGGCCTCCGGCACGTCGGCCATCACGCGGCTTGCGAAAAGGTGGATGTCACCGTCCAGGATGGGCATAAAAATCAGACCTCGAAGAGCTTGAAGGTGGGGAGATAGAGCAGCTCGGGCGTGATCTCGCCGTCCTCGAGCTTGTGGATCGGCTGGGCCTGAAAGCCTCCGCCCGCGTGGTCGAACATCACGCGGTAGGTGTCGCCGCGCAGTACCAGATCGAGCTCGATGCCGGGCAATCGGGCCCAGGCCTGCAGCGTGGTGCACAGCGCCCGGGTGATCCAGGCGGCGGTGTCGGTACCGACCAGGGTGATGGGGCGGCCCGCTTGCTTGAGCGCGACGTCCACCAGCAGCGCGCCGGTGGTGCTGTAGGCCGTGGCCTGGTCGACCGGGCTCCAGCCGAATTCGTCGGTCCACTGCAGGCGATCGCTGATGTGGGCCGTGGTGCCGTTGTAGGTGAGGGTGATCATGGTGTTGCCTTGCCTCAGATGGCGGCGCCCTTGGCCTGGGCGAGGTCGCGCAGCAGATCGATCTCGGTCTGCGCGCTTTGGGCATCGACGTGGCGCGTGGTGCCGCGGACCACGCCCCAGTCGCCTGCGCCGTTGATCGTGATGTTGTTGACGTAGGTTGCGCCACCCCCTCCACCGCCGCCAGGCGTGGTCGGGGTCGGGGTCGTGGGGGTCGTCGGAGTCGTTGGCTGAGACGTCGATTGCTTGGACGCGAAAAGGCTTTTCTCTGCGGCCTTCGACAGGGCCTGGGTCATCGTGCTGTTCCTGCCCGCGTACTTGATCTGCCCCCCGTTGTTGATGTACGGCACGTTGCCTTCGTTGTCCACGAACTCGCCGGATATCTGCTTGGCCGTCTCGTCGTCCAGGCCGGCTTGCTTGAGCCAGTCCACGATCGCCAGGCGCGTCCAGGCGAACTGGTTTTCGGACTGGGGGCGGTTGGTAATACTGGATGCCGATGTATCAGCGGACTTTTGTGCCGCCGCTGCGGCGAGGAACTGCCCCTGTGCGGCCAGCGCCTTTGCGCCGGCATCCGTGTAGGCGTTGCCCATGTCTCTGACGGCAGCCGTGTTCGCGCTGGCCGCACTGACCCCGGACCGCATGGAGGCTGCTGACCGGTCAACGGCATTGGCCAGCTCGAGCGAGGATTTCCCCGCTTCATCGGTGACCACCTTGAAGCCACGCACGGCGGCCTGGCCCTCGACCCAGGCGGGTGCAATGCCTTTGTTGGCAGCGATGGCCGCCTCGGCTGCTTTCCGGAAGCCTTCGCCGAGCTCGCGAGCGCTGGCCGTGCCGCTGGCCGTCAGCGTGTCGTAGGCCTCCTTGGCATTCGCCGCGGTCTTCTTTAGCGACTCATCGGACGTGATGCCGAGCTGCTTCATTGCTTCTCGCACGCTGTTGATCGCCGGAGTCGCCTTGTCCATGGCATCTTTCAGCTCATTGGCTTTTTCCCGCGCCTGGTCGAGCAGCCCGTCGGTGATCTTGTCTCCGAGCAATTTGCGGAGTTGCTCGATGCGACCGCGCAGGTTGTCGATCGCGGCCTGACCATCGGCCGTTTCGATCGCTTTGGACAGACTTGCAACCAGCACCCGACCGGTATCCACTCCCTGCGCCTTGAGGCTATCCAGCCCATTCACGATGGCTTCTACATCGTTGATCGCACTGCGAGAGACCGAGCCGATCTTGCCCTGCAGCTGTTCGTATTCCAGACCTGTGCGGCGCACGGCCTCTCGCAGCAGACTGTCCGTCAACTGCGCGGCGCGGGAGCTTTCTCGCGTGAGGACCGCAAACGTTGCCTCAGCCTTCGCCTTCAGAGCCGTGAGCTCATCGCCGTTTACCCCTCGTGCGATAGCAGCTTGCACTGCAACTGCAGCTTTCTCGGCCTCTGCTCGGGCGGCACCAAAGGCCATCCTCGCCTTGATTTCGAAGTCAGCAAGGTCTTTGCCATTGAGTGCCTGCGCCCAAGCGGCCTGCAACTCCGTTACGGTGATTTTTCCATCGGCAGAGAGCTTTTCGAGCGCCGCGGAGAAGTCACGAATGCCCTGCGCCTTGTTCAGATCGAACGAGTCAGTGGCCTTCTTCAAGGCCTCGGCGGTGCTGTTGCCTTCCTTGGTTAGCTTTTCGAACTCTGTCACGCTGGTACGCGCGGCCGTCGACAGATCAAACGTGCGATCAATCGCAACCTGAATAGATACCGCCAGACGCTCCCGATCGGCAGCCGCCTCCTTGGCGATGTCCGCCTGCAGCTTCTCCGCCCGGGCGAGTTCCTCCGTGCGGTCCTTGTAGCCTGTCAGCTTGGCGGCGCTCTCGCCGATCCATGTGCCGATGTCTTTGAAGTTGGCGGCTATGGCAACCAAGGCAAACGTAGGCAGGCCACCCAGCATCCCCGCGAACCGCCCCAGGACACCCGTGCCAGCAGATACCGCCCCCGAGGCGGCGCGCACCTGCGCGCCTAACCCTGAGAACGCACCAGCAAACCGGTTCGTACTCAAAGCCGCAGCAGCATTGGCTGTGGCATTGGCGCTCGTCGCTGCCGTATTGGCCACTTTTGTTGCCGCGTTGGTCGCGATGGCGACAGTGTTTTGCGCTGTGGCGGCGGTGTTTGCTGCAGTGGCTGCAGTGCTCGCTGCTGTTGCAGTCGCCACCCCTTGTGCTGCCGCGCCGATGCCCAAAAAATGCTGCGCTAGGCGCAACGCACTAAACGCCGCCACTGCCTGCCCAGCATCAATCAACAAGCCTGCAACGGTTCGTAAATTGCTTGCCAGCGCCTCGATGCCCTTCGCTGCAGCTGCGCTCGCGCCCGTGGCCTTGTCAGTTTCGCCCACGTACAGCGTCCATTGCGTGGACAGATCCTGCAATGCGCGGCCCACGGTGGGCGGCAGCTTGGCGAATTCGCCGGCCACCGTCTGGCTCTGGCCCTTGAGTGCCTTGATGACGGTGTCGCTGGTGAGCAGGCCGGCCTCGGCCATCTTGCGCAGCTCGCCGGTGGTGACGCCCAGCCCATCGGCCAGGGCACGCGCCAGGCGCGGGCTTTGCTCCATGACGGAGTTGAATTCGTCGCCCCGCAGCGCGCCGCCTTGCAGACCCTGCACCAGCTGCGTGATGGCGGCGCTGGAGGCTTGGGCGCCAGCGCCGCTCAGCTGGATGGCTTGGTTGATCGTCTCGGTCAGCGCCAGGCTCTGAGCGCTCGCCTGGGCCGTGGAGAGCCCGGCATCCTTGCCGGCCTGCGCGAGGCGGCTGAACAGCACGCCCGTCTCTTCGAGTGCGCTGTGCGTGCGCAAGGCCACCTCGGTAACGCCCTGCCAACTGCGCGTGAAGTTGTCGCCCTCGCCCGTGACCAGCTTGAGGCGTGCCTGCAGGTTGTTGACCTCGTCCGCTGTCTTTGCCAGGTCCGCGGCAATGACTTTGAATCCCTGCAGGCCGGCGAACCCAGCGTAGAAGCTCTGCAGCCGGGACAGCTGCTGGCTGATGGACTCCACGCCATCGCCGATCGCCCGGTGCGAACGGCCCATGCTGGTGCCGGCGTTCTGCGCTCCGGTGGCCGCCCCCTGGTATGCAGGCACCAGGCCCTGCACCGAGTCGCGGACCAGCGCCACTTCCTGGCGCAGGCGCTGCTGGGCCGCCTGGGCGTTCTGGCCCGCGATGCCGTAGCGCTGCAGTTCGCTCTGCGCACCGGCAAGTGCTTGCTGCTGCTGACCGAAGGTCGTGCGCGCCGCTTCCGCCGCCGATTGCAACCGCTGCAGCGCTGCCGCTTCTTGCGCTGTGGGCGGCCCCATGGCCGTGACCTGCTTACCGAAGTTGCTGGCTTCCGTCTCTGCGGTCTTGAGTGCGCGGCCGGCTTCGCGGGCCTCGGCCTGCAGCCGGTTGAATGCGCTGATCGCGGCATCCTGCTCTGCCAGCTCACGCAGGCGCGCAGCTGTGGCGGTGGCCTGCTTGGACAGATCCTCGGAAAGGACCTTGGAGACGCCTTCGAGGTCGTCGGCCAGGCCCAGGATCGACTCGCGTCCCTTCACATCGGCCCGGATCTCGTATCTCGCTTGCTTGTCCACCGTGGATTCCTACAATGCGGGCATGCCGCGCTTGATCGCCTTCGTCTTCTGCATCGCCTTCTTGGTGGGCGCGGGTGCGTCCGTGCGCGCAGGCATGGTGGTTGCCGCCGTGGCGGTGCTGGGCCTGGTGGGCTACCTGGCCTGGAGCCTCCTGCGGCTTTTTCTCGGCCAGGCCAAGTAGCCAGGCCGCCACGTCCTAGACGTGGATCGTGCGCATGTAGCGGCTGATGCCCACGCCGCTCTTGGTGGGGTCCTGGAGCACTTCGCCTTCGATGTCCAGCGCACCGAACCCCTTCTTGATCAGGGTGAGCTGCTTGGTCACGCCCTGGCTCACGCGCCACAGATCCATCACCACCGCTCGGCCGCTGTCGGCTTCGTTGAGTCCCCCGAAGCGCAGCGTCAATTCCGATGCCTTGCTGGTGAGTGCTTCGATCACCACCTGGTCCGCATAGCTGTAGCTCACGGTGATGGCGTCGGCTTCGGTCAGGGCCGCGGCGTCTGCACGGATCCAGATGCCCTCGGGCAGCAGATCGAAGTTGCCTGCCGAGGCGACCACGGTCGAGCCCTTCTTGAGGACCAGGCTGCTGACGTTGATGTGGGGCAGCGGGATCAGGCCACCGAGCCGGGCGACATAGGGGACGTCGGCCACGGTGCCCGCATCCTGTGGGTTCACCGTGCCCAACACCGCACGCGCCATGTTCACGAGGTTCAGGTCCGCGAGCTTGGCCTTGAACGTGACGCCGGTGACGCGGCGGATCTCGGCGTGCACACCGCCGCCCACGGCTGTCATGTCGTCTTGCTTCTCGACCGACTCGGCCTGCTCGGTCGATGCTTCGAGAACGTTGCCGATCGGCATCAGCGCCGCGGCCGAGCCGTAGGGCGATGCGTAGATCTTGCCGACCAGGCCGCTCGGGGCGTAGGTGCGCTTGATGATTTCGTTGGCTGCCATGCTGGCTCCTATTGCGGTTTGCGAAAAACGGTGGTGGCCAAGATGGCCGAGGGGAGGTACTGGAAGCCGGCCGAGTAGCGCGCAGGGGGTGGGGAAATGAGGGTGAGCGGCTTGGTGGCACCCTGCACCTGTGCGCCCGCCAGGGCGCCGACGACATGGGCCGCCAGCACGCCCGCCCCTTTGCGCGCGGCCTCACCGCTGCGCACCGTGGACACGTTCTTGACCGCGGCCACCACATACCAGGTGTGCGTGAGCTCCCAGGCGATGCCGATGTCATCGCTGATTCGGTAGCCGCCATAGATCACATGCACCGCCGGCGTGCGCTGCGCTGTTTCCTTGATGTCGGCGATCTCTGCCGACGTGAGCACGTGTACGGCCGGGCTCATGCCCCCCACGGCCTGGCGCACCAGCTCGACCAGGCGCGGCTCCAGGGCCATGAAATCGTTGGCTTCGGCGACGGTCTGGTCCTGCGTGCTCATGCGTAGTCCCGCGTGCTGTCGTCGGTGATCCTGCGCGGGCTGAAGCCGTAGAACACCTCCGCATCGCCTGGTGCATCGCCGGCCACCAACGTGCCAGGCGCGCCGCCCCAGGGACAGGAGAGCACGGACTTGCCCTCGGCGATCTGCCCGAGCTCGCGCTCGGCCGCCTTGTAGCGCAGGTAGACCTCATGCTCTGGTGCCAGGTCGTCATAAAGGTAGTAGCGCGCCACGTCGCACACCACGCGGGTGAGCTGGGGCGGGGGCACGAACTCCACCGCGCCAGGGTTGCCCGGCACCGGTGCTGGCTTGCGGCAGCCGGCCAGGGGCAACTGGTAGACGCGGCCGACAAAGCCATCAGCCAGCGCCTGGGCATCGCCCAGTGCGCGTTCGGCCTTGGCCGTTTGAACGGCTGTGAGCTCTGGATCGGTAAGCTCGATGAGCTCGCGCTCCCCGAAGCGATCGATCATGTCCTGGACGCTGGCGTAGTGCATGGTGGCGGGCGAGATCGATCAGGCGTGGACGTGCTTGTAGAGCTGCACTTCGATCAGCTGGCCCGCTTGCGTGGCCGCACCCAATGCGCGGCCGCAGTGATCGGCGGCAGAGCCGGCCACGGCCTTGCCGACCAGGTCGGGCTTGACCAAGGCGCCGAAGGCAATCGCCTCGCCAGCCTCGACCAGATAGCTGTAGCTGGTGACGCCGCTAAAGGCATCACCGACCTCGGCAGCGGTCTCCGACACCCCTTGCACGTCCTTGGGGCCGCCCGCGGCGGTGGGGTAGCCCCCGTCATAGGCAAAGAATCGGTAGGCGGCCAGCGCGGCCGTGGCCACCACCGTGACGGCGTGCTGCTTGTCGAACTGGCGGCCAGTATTGTTCTGCGATGCCATGTGATGGGCTCCTGTCAGTGTTGGGATTCAATGGCTGTGGAATTACTTCTTGGGCTTAGCGTCCGCCTTGGCCTTGCTGTCGGCAGCGGCTGCCTGAGTCGCCGCAGCCTCTTCCTCGGCGCGCTTGCGGGCGAAGTCGGCTCACACGGCATCGCCCACGATGATCTGCTCCACGTTGAGGATGACCTTGAGCTGTTCGATGCTGGCCGGACCCAGGTTGGAGTTGGGCAGGTAACCCTTCACCTCGGGATTGGTGGACAGAGCACTGAGGGCATCCGCGCTCAGCGTCAGGCGGTTCGGGCGCTTACCGATCTTCTTGCGCACCACGTCGGCGGCTGCGCGGATATCGGTGACCGGCGTGCCGGTGGACGAACTCCACTTCGTGCCTCCTGCCAGGGCCAGGACGTGGCCAGACGCATAGACCCCCGGTGTGGTCGCCAGTGTCGCCACTTCAATTTCATAGTCGAGCGCCAGCACATCAAGAACGATGGCAAGGGCACTAAGGATGCGGGGACGCTCACCGCCATCCTGAAAGGCATTGCCTTCGATCGCCTTTGCGGCGAGCTGTTGGAGGCGCTGCTGGCCGGGTTTGCCGTGGCTGAGATCGTGTGGACCGTCCGGGATGGCCTGGTAGTCCCTGCGCGCGTTATCAAGAGGGCTCAGCGGCGCTTTGTGTATGTGCAGGACGATGAGCACAGCCCCGCACGCCTGCAGTTGCTCACCCGCGAGAACATGCTGACTGGCGTTCCCGTGCCTGACCGCAAGTTCATTGCCCACCGGGTCAATCCGGAAGATGACAACCCCTACGGGACGGGCCTAGGCCTGCAGCTCTTTTGGCCGGTGTTCTTCAAGCGCAAGGGCGTCGTGGCGTGGAACAAGCTGTGCGATCGCTTCGGGTCGCCCACACCGCACGGCAAGTATCCCCGCAACGCGGGCCCCAAGGAAAAGGGCACGCTGGCCGATGCGCTGCGCGCCATGTCGAACGACGGCTACCTGATGACGCCCGATGGCATGGAGATATCCCTGCTGGAGAGCAAGCTGTCGGGTAATGTGACCACGCAGCAGCAGCTTTGCGAGTACATGGACGACTGGATTTCCGAGGTGCTGACCGGCCAGGAGCCGGCCCGATCGGGTGGCGGCGCGCTGGCGGCGGCCAGCAAGGAGCGCAAGGACGTGCGCCAGGACCTGACCCAGGCCGACAGCGACTTGCTCTCGGAGACGCTCAACGAAACGCTGATCGCGTGGATCTGCGAATACAACGGCCTGGCGCCATGCCATGTCTACCGCCAGATCAAGGAGGAAGAGGACACCAAGACCCAGGCGGAAGGCGACAAGCTGATTTACGACATGGGCTTCGAGATGGACGAAGACACGGTGCGGGCGAAATACGGCGAGGGCTGGAAGAAGAAAGCACCACCGCCACCCGCCGCTCCCGCAGCAGCCCTTGCTTTGGATCCAGCCTTGCCGGTCGTCGCCGATCCCGGTCGGCGCGCGGCCAACTTCGCCGAGAACGCCACTGTGCCAGCTCAGCCCGACGCGCTGGATGCACTGATCGACGCTGAGCAGGCGCAATGGCGGCCGGTGATGGACCCGATGGTGGACCCGATCCGGCAATTGCTGGCCGACGCGGCCGCTCAGGGACAGACGGCGGCCGAGCTGCTCGCTCGCCTGCCCGAGCTGCTGGCCCAACTGGACCTCGGGCCGCTGGCCACGTCGCTGACCCGGGCTGCGTTTACGGCACGGCTGGCCGCCGATGCCGGCATTGCGAACGAGTAGCCCATGTCAGCCGCTACCGATTTCGCCCAACTGCAAAAGCTGTCTCCCCAGGAGGCTGTGTCTTGGCTGGTGGCACGCGGCCAGCTTACCCGCACCTATGCGTGGCAGGACGTGTTCCAGGATGAGCATGGTCACCAGTTCACGGTATCGCGCCTCACGCGGCTGGATCTGCTGCAGGCGCTGCACGATGCCATCGTCAAGTCGGTCCAGGGCGATCTGAGCCGAACCGACTGGATGAAGGATTCTGAGCAGCTCTTGAGGGACGCTGGCTGGTGGGGCGTGAAGGCTGTGACCGACCCGATGGATGGCGATATTAAGCTGACCAAGTTCGATTCGGCCCGCCTGCGTCTGATCTTCGATACCAACACGCGCCAGGCCTACGCGACCGGCCTGTGGCAGCGAGTGGAACGCACCAAACGTACGCACCCCTACGTGCGTTACATCACGCGGCAGGACGAACGCGTGCGCGCCAGCCACCGGGCCTGGGACAACCTGGTGCTGCCAGTGGACGATCCGTTCTGGCGCCAGCACTGGCCGCCCAATGGCTGGCGATGCCGCTGCAGGGTCATGCCCATGAGCCAGCGGGACTACGACAAGGGCTACACGCTGAGCCGCCCCGATGCGGAAACGGATGCCGGCGCCTCGCTGGTGCGCAAGCCCCTGAACAAGCAGGCGCCGGAAGTGGAGCTGCAGGACTACGTTAACCCGCGAACGGGCGAGGTAACCCAGGTGCCATTGGGCGTCGATCCGGGGTTCGCCTACAACCCGGGCCAGGCGCGGCAGCAGGCCCTGCAGCAGCTGGTGGCCAGCAAGCTGCAGGGCGCTGATCCGCGCCTGGCCGATGCCGCGCGGCGCGCGGGTTTCTCGGAGGACTGAGCATGCTGATCGTTTCTGCAGACGACGGTGCATTTGGCAGCGACCTGAGGGCGATCTATCAGCGCTTGGGTGACCTCACGCCGCTGATGCAGAGCATCGGCATGGAGCTCGAGAGCCAGGTGAGCAGCCGATTCGAGACCCGCACCGACCCGCGCGGCCAGGCTTGGGCGCCTTGGGCTCCTTCCACGCAGGCCAGCTACCCGGAAGGCGGCAACCGGCGCCTGCTTGACCGCTATGGCGACATGCTGGGGAGCTTGAGCCATGAAGCGGACGCCAACAGTGTGCGCGTGGGCTTCGGCCAGCCCTATGCAGCTTTCCACGAATGGGGAACAGAGCACATGCCCCGGCGCGGGCTGCTGTTCGCCGATCCCGATTCCGGCACCCTGGGTGAGGACGATGAGGCTGCGGTGCTGGACATCCTGTCTCTCTGGCTGGACGACTTGAGCAAGTAGCCGACGGCAGGCGGCCCGACCTGTCAAACACTGAAAACCATGCCCGACATCAGCAAGCATCCCATCCTCCAACAGATCAGCGATCTGATCTATGCCATCGAGGCCTGCGGTGCCTCGCCCGAGCTGACCCGTGCGGTTTGCCTGGCGGAGCGCCTTTACACGCCTGCCGAGGCGTTGATAGACGCCAGCCAGCCTCAATCCCTGCCGGTGGCTTTGGGTTCCACCGCGGAAACTTCGTTGCCTCCCATGAGCGACGACGAGATCGAGCTCGAGATTCGGTCGGCAGGGGCCGACGTCGCCCCACGCATTGCAGCCGGCAAGATCGACGCGCTGCATGCCTCCCTGGTCGTGCGTTCGCACCACTTCCCGGGCACCACTACGACCGTCGCCGTGGCCGCACTGCCGGATGGCTTCGTGGTGGCCACCGGCCATTCCGCCTGCATCAGCGCCGCCAACTTCAAACGCGACATCGGCGAGCAGATTGCAGCCGACAACGCGCGAGCCGCCGCGCGGTCCAAGCTCTGGGAGCTGGAAGGCTACCTGCTGCGCGACTCGCTGCGTGCGGACGCGGAGTTCATCGGCGGTAGCATGACCATCACCGACTGA